GTATTTATACACATACCATTAAATGTTAGAGATTCTCAGTAAGAACCATAATGTTTGGGTAGCTATGGGATTATCTTTGGGGATACCTGAAGATATTGTCGAGGACTTTGTTCACGAGACCTATCTTAGGCTAAACAAATATATTGATAATCCTGAGAAGATAATGTATAATGAGACCGAGGTAAATAAGTTTTATGTTTACATAACAATTAAAAACCTCTGGAGCGATTACAACAAAGCCAAATCTAAACACACCGTCTATAAGTTAGACGATTATAATAATGATTACGTTTTTAATACTTCTGACAATATCATATATGAGGAAGTAAACTACGAGAAAGAAATTGCAGAAGAGTACATCTTAGGCAAGATAAGTAAAGAAGTGGAGTCTTGGGATCACTGGTATGATAAAAAGCTATTTAAGCTATATTACAATACGGATATGAGTATGCGTAAACTAGCTAAAGAGACTAGTATATCAGTGACATCTATCTTTAATAGTTGTAAGAACTATAAAGAGATACTCAAGAGTAAGTTTGGGGAAGACTTTGAAGACTACCTGAATGGTGATTTCGATTTAATAAGTAAGGACTAATGGAAGGTGAATTGATAGACTTTTTAGATTGGTACAACGCTATGCGGGATGATGTAGAAGGTAAAACCTCTACTGAAATAATTAATATGTATATGTATTTTTTAAACAATAAGATATGAATGAAGAACAACAAATACCACCTAAGCCGAAAGACAAGAGAACCAAAAGGTATAAGGAATGGGTGGCTAAATACGAGAACTCTTCTGAAGGTGTTGGAGACACTGTAGAGAAGGTAACTAAAGCAACCGGTATTAAGAAGGTTGTAGAATTTATAGCTGGTGAAGATTGTGGATGTGATGATAGAAAGAAACAGTTAAATTACTTATTCCCCTATAATAAACCTAATTGTTTTACAGAGGAAGAATTTGATTATTTAACTGAGCTTTACTCTGACAAGTTATGGTATAGGAGATCACCTGACGGTAACAAGGTTAAAGAGATATATGATATCTACAATAGAGTATTCAACACAGCAGACCGACCAAGTGGTTGTGGCTCTTGTGTATTGAATAGGATGAAAAAATTAGAAAGACTGTACAGAGAATACCTTTGATTGAACAAGACTTATTTAATTATCTGAGAGAAAACCGATATCCTGATTTGGTTATGGCTAAAAGTAAAATCAGTAGATGGGATTGCTATAGCCCAAGTAATTATCACAGGATAGAACTCAAATGTAGAAGTAAGCATTTTGATGCATTATTGATAGAGAAGAAGAAGTTTGATGCTTTAATCTATAAATGCAAAGACAATCTTGATGTACCTTTTTATATTAACTACACCCCTGACGGTGTTTATAGTTTTAATCTTTACAAAGTTGAACCTATATGGACAGTTAAAAAGATTAGAGCTACAACGCATTTTGCTGATAGCGAACCAATAGACAAAGAGGTTGCCTTCCTAGATGTAATAGATGCAGAAATATTATAGTATGGATTTAGTTTGTGGATATATATTCTTTAGATTAATAGAGTGGTTAATTATTAAAATATTTTATTTTTTTACAAATGAGCGATAGTATAAAGAAGTACGAGGAGATGTTGGAGGCAGGTGGATATGTCACTGATTCAACATACAATCACATACCTAAAGACCCTATAGTCGAGGATGTGGTTAGAACAATGAGAGCAAGAAGCAGGGAAGGTATACAGAAGTATGGCACTACTCTATATGATTCCCCGGATGGATTCTATAAATTCCTGAACCATCTACAAGAAGAACTTATGGATGCTACCTTGTATATAGAAAAACTAAAACAACAGAAATGAAGGAAAGCACTTTAGTTATGATGCAGAAGGATATAAAGATTCTTCAACAGGCATTGGCGGTAGCCTTATACAAAATAGAACAATTAGAAAAAGAAAATGATAACAGACGAAAAGATAAGAAAGATACAGGGGTACAAGACCTGGTCGACAAAAAAGAAGGTTGATGAATTACTCAGAGAAGATGCTTGGATGTATACCAACCTAGGCACAGACTCAACATCTACAGAGAAGAAGAAAGTTAAAAGTATGAGTAGGAAGATATATAAAGCTATATCAGTTATTAGTCCTTTAGACGGATATATCCTAGAGGCTCATATGAACGAAAAAGATTTGACTGAGAAATAATTGTGTATATCTAAAAATTAATGTAGCTTAGTCGTATGGAAAAAATAAAACTATTTGACGGTAAGGAGTGGGTTGTTGATGACATCCTCAAGGAGATGGATGACGATTCGTTTTACTACGGATACCTAGGCCAGAACGCACTATCATCCTCTTCAGCTAAGGACTTATACAAGTCACCTAAAACATACTTCAATAAGACTAAGCAGGTTAACCCTGATGTCCCTGCATTAAGAGAGGGTAGGTTAATTCACACAGTTGTATTGGAGGAGGAGAAGTTGAATAATAAATACGACTTTATTGATATAGGTAGTAGAAACACTAAGAAGTTTAAAGAGGCTAAGTCTAATGCTACAGGCAAAGAGGTTATGCTTACTAGTGAACTGCATATGGCTAACGAGTTATGTAACGCTATTAGGTTTAACACCCACTCTAATGAACTCTTTACAGGTGGTTTAGCAGAGACACCCGCAATAGGGGAGTTGTTTGGTTTACCCTTTAGGGCTAAGGCTGACTATCTTAAGGATGGACACCTTATTGATTTAAAGACCACTAGCAAGTTAGAGGGGTGGGAGAGAGCAGCTAAATATAATTGGCACTATGATATGCAGGGATGGATATACTCTAAGCTGTTTAATGTAGAGAAATTTACTTTTGTTGTGATAGAAAAGTCCACAGGTGATATAGGTATATTTGAACTTAGTGAGGAGACTAAAAGACTTGGTGGTCATAAGGTAGAGCAATGCGTAAACACATACAAAGAATATTTTATAGATAAACGCAGTAAGATAAATGACTACACAATCAGGGGAATCCTTTAACAGGTTCAAAGAAGAAGAGAACCTTTATTATTATTTAACGATAATGAGCTTACTTGATGGTGTTCCGATCATAGACTTAGAGCTAGAACTTAAATTGCAAGAGGAGTTAGAGAACTATTCAGCTTGTTCCGGTATAAATAAAGCAATAAAAGAAGCAGATTACAAAACATATAAAGACCTCAAATTAATAGCGGAAGAATTACATAACAAGTATAATTTTTAAATATGAAACTAGAATTAATTAAGAGTGCAGTTGAAGATTACTTCAGAATAAAAATAAACAAACAGACCAGGAAGAGAGAGTTTGTAGAGGCTAGGGCTTTCTACTATAGGTTTGCTAGAATGTATACTAAGGCTAGTATGGCCTCTATAGGTGAGTTGGTTGGTAAGGATCACGCCTGTGTTATAAACGGTCTAAATAGATTAGATGGTTGGATGACTTATGATAAAAGAATACTAGCTTACTATAGTGAACTTGATAGACTTGTAAGGGATAACTTAAATGGTGTTGAGGATGATTATGATTTTAGAACTCCTGAGCAAGTCTTCGAGTCTAAGTACTTAGATATGAAGGAAAGATACCAGGAACTATTAAACAGGTATACCTTCCTTGTTACAGAGATTAGAGAATATGATCAGAAGTCAAGAGGTATGATGGCAAAGGTTAGAAAGGACCGCCTGATGGATAAAATAAATCAACTAATAAATACACCAATTGAGCAAGAAGGACAAATATCTGGAGTGGAGCATAATTAATCAGAAGGCTGCTAAGTGGTGTTTTGATAGAGGGTATAAGGTTTACCCTAAGCCTATACAATTTAAGGATGCTGACAAGTATGGTAACAAACTTGCCGTTAAGTTTAGACTTGTTGTTGACTTCGCAGGGGATAAGAAGATTGGTACTAAAGAATACACACAGAAAGAATGGCCAATAGCAATATGGTCAGTCTATAATTTCTTATATAAGAAGCATAATGGGGAGAAAGCCTAAAGAAAGGAAGTACGTCAAGCCTACCGATGGTAGACAGAATAATGGCAGGAAGAGAGGGGAGAAAGTAAACAAGCCTGTTAAGAAGGTTATGGCCACTCCTAGTGCAATGAACAAAGCCAAGAAGGATAGGGTTAACATCTACGCTTTAAACGCAATGAAGCGAGTGTTTGGTTCTGAAGAGGCGGCTTGGGAATCACTAGCAGAGAAAGCTAAAGATTCATTCCCTCACCTTAAATTATTATTTGAATATAAATATGGTAAGCCTGAAGATGTAGGTCTAGATGAAGGTAAGCCAAAGGTAAATATAAACATTAAGAATTTATTCGCAGGTAATCAAGATGATGACACTGAGAATGATGACCCAGATATAATTGATATTACAGATGATCCAGGAGAAGAAGAGTGAGATGCCAGATAACTGGTGGGATTATGGTATTAATCCTATATTGGGTTATAGATACCAACCAGACGGCAAATCTAAAACACATAAAATTAGAATACTAGATGCAGCAAGTACCACAACTAAATCCTAAGTATCAAGCCTTAGGTAATGATAGTCGGTACTTTGTTGTAACCGGTGGTAGAGGTAGTGGTAAGTCATTTGCTGTAGGGGCATTCTTAGCCCTCCTAACGATGGAACAGGGTCACAAGATACTGTTTACTAGGTACACTATGAGTTCGGCCTCTACATCCATTATTCCAGAATTTATAGAGAAGATAGAGTTGTATGGTATCTCTGAGCACTTCAGGATAACTAAAGATGAGATACTAAATATGTCCACAGGGAGCTCTATTATCTTTAAAGGTATAAAGACCTCAGCAGGTAATCAAACGGCTGCCCTGAAGTCCCTACAAGGTATTACAACGTTTGTATTGGATGAGGCAGAAGAGCTTGTTGATGAGGATACCTTTGACAAGATAGATCAGTCTGTAAGGGATAAGAATAAACCTAACAGGGTTATATTGATACTAAACCCTACAACTAAAGAACACTGGATATACCAAAGGTTCTTTGCTGCTAAGGCTGTTAACGGTGGTTATAATGGTTCTAAAGATAATGTCACTTACATCCATACAACTTATAAGGATAATGAAAAAAACCTATCTGAATCCTTCTTAAATCAGATACAGGATATGCGTAGACGCAGACCGGATAGATACAATCACCAGATACTTGGTGGTTGGTTAGATAAGGCTGAAGGTGTTGTGTTTACCAGGTGGACTATTGGTCCCTTTAATGAATACGCCCCTTATGTATATGGGCAAGACTTTGGGTTCAGTGTAGACCCTACAGTTCTATTGAAAGTAGCTATAGACAAAGACCAAAGGAAGATGTGGTTAAAGACTATGTATTGTAAGGTTGGACTCTCTACTAAAGAGATAGGGGAACTCAATAGAAGATATGCTAAAGATAATGATATAATCTGTGATTCAGCAGAGCCTAGGCTACTGCAGGAGCTTAAGGTATATTGTAATGTAAAACCTGCAATTAAGAAGCAAGGTAGTATCTTAACTGGTATAGCCTTGATACAGGATTATGATTTGATTATTGACCCTGATTCCTTAGAACTTATAAAGGAACTCAATAATTATGTATGGCACAGTAGGAATGAAAGGCCAATAGATAAATGGAATCACCATATGGATAGTCTACGATATGCAGCTCAATAC